GAATCAACCTGCTGCGGCTCGAGCAAGACCTCAGCGATGCGCACCTGCGCCTGCATGGCGTCGTGGTGGAGAACCTGCCATGGCAGAAATGCGTCAAGAAGTACGACACCGAGTCAACGCTCTTCCTTCTTGATCCGCCCTACTGGGCGACAGAGGGGTACGGGGGGGACTTTGGGCTCGAGCAGTACCAAGAGCTAGCCACGACGATGGCAAACCTGAAAGGCAGGGCAATCCTGACGATCAATGACCACCCGGCTATGCGCAGCATGTTCGGCCGTTTCCCGTCTGTCGAGGTGCCCATTCGGTACACGCTCGGCGGCGGCAATGGTGTTGGGCGTCAAGAGCTGATTTACACGACCTGGAGGCCTGACGGCTGGCCAGAAACCTAGAACACAAACCGGGAGGGGCAAGCATGCCGAACCGGATAAGCCACGGGGCAACCATGCGGGACGAAATAATCAGTACCGCGGCAGGTGCTGCGGCCAAGGTCACGCCGCCGATTGCGGTCGCCGGGGCGGTAGCGGGTGGCGTCAACCTCGACCGCCTGGTCGTCATCCTGACCGTCGTGTACCTGGTCGGACAGATCACCTACCTGGCTTGGCGCTGGGTCCGCGAGTGGCGGCAGTCGAAGGCGGCGAAGGTATGAGCCGGCAGCAGGGTGTGCCGCTCCGGACGATTGCCGCGGGGTTGGTGCTTAGCGCCGCTGGCTTTATCGCCATCGTTTCCCGCGAGGGCTACACGGAAACGGCAGTCATCCCGACGAGGAATGATCGACCGACCGTAGGGTTCGGGTCGACCTTCCACGCGGACGGCACACCGGTGCGTCTCGGCGACCGCACGACACCGGCACGGGCGCTTCACACCGCCCAGGCCCACATCGCCGGCGAAGAGAAGCGCTTTCGGGCTTCCCTGCCTGGTGTGTCCCTGACGCAGGGCGAATACGACCTGTATCTGGACTTCACCTACCAATACGGCACCGCCAACTGGCAGGGGTCGTCCATGCGCCGCCAGCTGCTCGTGGGCAACTACCGCGCAGCGTGCGATGCCCTGCTGCAGTGGAAGCGGGCAGGTGGGTATGACTGTTCGACGTTGGTTAATGGCCAGCCGAACAAGGTGTGTTGGGGCGTGTGGGATCGGCAGCGGGAGCGGCACGCCAAGTGCATTGCCGAGCTGGGCCAATGAGCCGGGCCTACCTCACTGCGGGCTTGCTGTTCGCGTGGCTGGCGTGCTGCGCCGTGTCGTTTGCAGTGGGCTGGTCGTGGCGGGGTGATCGGGCGGAACTTGCCGGGACTGTGGCCGCGAATGCTGCGACCCACGAAGCCCTGACCGGTGAGCAGGTAGCGCGGTCGGTCGACCGTGACCAGGTGAACGAAGTACAGCGGGCGGCCGACGTCGCCGATGACCGACAGGAACAGATCAATGCGGACTATCAAACGCGCATCGTGGCCGCTGCTGCTGGCCGCGATGGTGAGCTTGGGCGGCTGCGCAGCCACTGGGCCAGTTGCGAAACCAGCCGCCTGGCCGACGGTGCCGCCGCTGCCGCAGCAGCTGCAGAAGAAGACCGACTACGCCGGGTCAGTGCGGCGGGAATTGTACGAGCCTGCGAGCTTGCCCAGTCCGAGCGCGACGAAGCCGTAGACCGATATCAGGCCGTTGAAACGGCCATCAACGGCGCTAAGCGCCCCTGAAACTGGAGATCATCATGGCCCGTACCATCAAACTGCTGGGCGTGACCCTGTGGCCCCCGCTGTCCGTCCGCCTGCGCGACCTTGAGGCGCGCGTGGTGCGTGCGGAGAGCAGCATCGCAACCACCACTGGCCACGTGCTGCCTTCCCTCAATGAGCGAATCGACGAGGTGGACCGCGCGGCGGGCACGGTTACCCGAGGGCTGGACTCCCGGGTGATCGCTCTTGAGCAGCGCCTGTCGGCGCCCAAGCCGGTTCTGGCCGTAGCCAAGCGGAAAGGCGCCCGCGCACCCGCCCGGCGTCGCTGATGCCGCCGGGCCGCAGCGGCAAGGGGATGCTGGCGTTGGGCCGGCTCAAGCGCGGCCAGATGAACAAGACCGAGCAGTTATATGCGGCCGAGCTGCAGAGGCTTCAGCACGCCGGCAACGTCCAGTGGTTCCGGTTCGAAGGCATCAAGCTGCGACTGGCCGACAACACGTTCTACACCGCTGACTTCGCGGTGCTGGCCGCCGATGGCGTGTTGGAGATGCACGAGGTCAAGGGGTTCTGGATGGACGACGCCAGGGCCAAGATCAAGATCGCAGCGGACCAGTATCCGCTCCGCTTCGTGGCAGTACGCGCGAAGCCTAAGAAGGATGGAGGCGGCTGGGCCGTCGAGGAATTCTGATGGACGAACGCATTGATCGGTTGGTCACGCTGGCCGAGCAGCAGCACGCAACCGCCGTGGCGCAGGGCGAACAGATTGCATTGCTCACCCAGCACATTGGGCTGCTGACGCAGTCGGTCGTGTTGTTGCTCGGCGAGGAAGCGGGAACGCCAGTTGCGGATCCCGATGGCGAGGCGGCGACCAAGCGCACCGACCTGGACGGGGTCGAGTACTGATGCCTACCAGGCCAGCACAGCACCGGCCCACCGGCTGGAAGCCCTACAAGGAAGACACCCGCCAGGTGAAGCGCAGGCAGATGCGCCGCGCACTGCCGACCAACTCGACCGTGTGGCGCAAGATGCGCGCTGTGCACCTGGCACGAGAGCCGCTTTGCCGGGCGTGTGCCCTCAAGAGCCGGGTCACGGCCGCCACCGACGTCGATCACATCGACGGCGACGACGCCAACAACGAGCCGAGCAACCTGCAGTCGCTGTGCCACCCCTGCCACAGCGCGAAGACGGCGCGGGAGAACGGCGGATTCGGTCGGCCGGCGATGCCGCAGGACACCTACGCGCAGTTCCGCGGCGGCGAAAGTTATCCACAGAAACCTGAACGAAAGGGGAGGGGGAGGGCAAAAGTTGAGGCCGACCCCGGCCCGATACGCGCCCCCTCCTTTCCTCTCGCGTCCGCAGAATTTGAGTTTCAGTTGGAGCGACCAAAGTGGCCCGGCACAAGCAACCGAGGGAGCTGGCCGAGCTGAAGGGAGCCACCAAAAAGGACCCCCAGCGCTACAAGAAGGAAGCGCCCACCACTGGCAAGGCGCTCGGCAAGCCGCCCGCCCATCTGCCCGAGGACGTGGTCACCGTCTGGAAGGAGCTGGAAAAGTGCTCCCTGCCTGGCGTGCTGACCAGCGCCGACCGCTTCGTGCTGGAGGTAGCGGCATCACTGCTCGTGGAGTTCCGTGCCAACCGTGCTGACTTCAAGGCGGCCAAGTACTCGCACCTGATCGGCTGCCTGGCGCGGCTCGGCCTCACGCCGGCGGATCGCCAGAAGCTTGGGACCGAGAAGACCCGGGAGGGCAACCCATTCGACGAGTTCTGATGCATGACGCCGAGCGAATCTGCCAAGGCCTACGCACGAAGCGTGGTGGCCGGGAAGATTCCGGCAGGCCGATACATCGTGCTTGCGTGCCAGCGCTTCCTGGATGACCTGAAACGAACCGGGCCGGACTGGCCCTACAAGTACGACGCGGCCAAGGCTGATCGCGCGGTCAAGTTCCAGCAGCTGATGCCCCACACAAAGGGCAAGTGGGCTGCCAAAAAGCAACTGCTGGTGTATGAGCCGTGGCAGCACTTCATCGAGTGCAACCTGTTCGGCTGGGTCCGCAAGAAAACCGGCATGCGCCGCTTTCGAGAGTCCTACGAAGAGATCCCGCGCAAGAACGGTAAGTCGCTGCGCCTGGCGGCCCGGGGCTTGTACCTGTTCGCCGCCGACGGCGAGGCCGGCGCCGAGGTCTACTCAGGCGCCACCAGCGAGAAACAGGCGTTCGAGGTGTACCGGCCAGCATGGCAGATGGTGCAGAAGATGCCCGCGCTGCGGTCGCGCTTCGGCATCGAGCAGTCTGGCAACCCGAAGAACCCCGGCTCGATGTTCGTCATGGAGGACATGTCGAAGTTCGAGCCCATGATCGGCAAGCCGGGCGACGGCTCCAGCCCCCACGCGGCCCTAGTGGATGAGTACCACGAGCATGACGACGACCATATGGTCGACGCCATGCAGACGGGCATGGGAGCCCGCGAACAACCGCTGCTGGGGATCATCACCACCGCCGGCACGAACCTGGGCGGGCCGTGCTTCGAGAAGCGCCGGGACGTCATCCGGATCCTTGAGGGAGAGGTTCAGGACGACACCATCTTCGGGATGATCTTCGGGATCGACGAGGACGACCGGTGGGATGATCCGGCCAGCCTGCGCAAAGCCAACCCCAACTATGGGGTGTCGGTCTTCGAAGAGTTCCTGCTGGCGCAGTTGGCGCAAGCGAAGCGCTCGGCCAGCAAGCAGAGCGCGTACCGCACCAAGCACCTGAACGACTGGGTGGGTGCAAAGCTCGCCTGGATGAACATGTTGGCGTGGCAGAAGCAAAAGCGCGCCTTTGATCTGGATGACTTCGAAGGTTGCCGATGCTGGGTCGGCGTCGATCTGGCGTCAAAGCTGGACGTGGCGGCGGTGGTGATGCTGTTCGAGAAGAACGGTGGCTACTACGTGGTGCCGCGCTTCTACGTGCCGCAGTCGGCTGTTGATGAGAACGAGCGTTACCAGCTCTACGTGCTGGACGGTTTGATGGTGGCCACGCCCGGGAACATGACCGATTACGCCTTCATCGAAGAAGAGCTGAAGGAGCTGGCGGCCCGAGGGATCGACATTCAAGACATTGCGTTCGACCCGACACAGGCCACGTACGTCATGACCCGCTTGGGCCAGGAAGGGCTGCCGGTGGTGGAAATGGCCCAGTCGGTCCGCAACCTGTCCGAACCGATGAAGGAAGTGGAAGCGCTGATCCTATCTCACCAGCTCTGGCACGACGGCAACGCCGCCATGACCTGGATGATTGGCAACGTGGTGGCAAGGATGGATGCGAAGGAACACGTGTATCCCCGCAAGGAATCCAACGACAACAAGATCGACGGCGCTGTGGCGCTGATCATGGCCATGGCTCGCGCAATGCAGGCGCAAGAGACCGGGCAAATCCAACAGGGCTTCGTGGTGATGGACTGATGAGCGCAAATATTGCACGCGACCGCTTGGCGGTAGTCGTTGGCGTTGATCGTGCGGTCCGCGCCCTGGCGCCGGCCGCCGTCGCGCTGGCAGAGGGTGAAACCGTATCGTCAGCCGACAGGGGGATTTTCGAGATCTTCGGCAACCCGGCGACCGCCTCGGGCGCTGTCGTAACCGACAAGACGGCTATGCGGGTGTCTGCTGTCTACAGCTGCGTCAGCCTGATCGCTGGCTCTATCGCGCAGCTGCCGCTGCCGGTCTTTGAGCGGTTGGACGAGGGCCGAAAGCGCGCGAAGCACGACTACTGGTGGATCCTGAACGAACAGTTCGGACCAGCATGGGCAGCTTCTACCGCTTGGGAGTTCCTGATTGCCCAGATGCTGCTGCGCGGCGACGGCATCGCATACGCCGTACGGAATCGGGGCGGCAAGATTACCGGTGCAATCCCGTGGCCTCGCGACCGGGTCACCATTGTGCAGCAGGAGCGGACCAGCCCCCGCGAGCCCACGCGGCTGCAGTACACGTTCCACGACAGCATCGGCTACTTCACGGTAGACCAGGACGACGTCATCCATATCCCGGGCTTCGGCTTCAACGGCGTCAGCTCCATGTCGGTGATTCAGTGGGGTGCGCGAAACGGTATTGGAATCGCCATCCAGGGCGACGAGCATGCCGGCAAGTTCTTTAGCGAGGGTGGGAAGCCGGAGGTGGCAATTACAGCCACCAACAAGATGACGCCCGAGATGCAGGAGGGCTTCCGGGACGCGTGGGTCAAGAAATACGGCGGAACCCAGGGCAACCGCCGAATCCCGCTGATCCTGACCGAGGGTCTCGACGTCAAGGAACTGACCATGTCTGCCGTCGACCAACAGCTGCTGGAGTCTCGGCAGTGGCAGGTGATCGATATCGCCCGGGCGTTTGGCGTGCCGCCGCACATGATCGGGGAAACGACGAAAGCCAGTAGCTTCGGCACCGGTATTGAGTCGATGGGCATTGGCTTCGTCAAGTTCACCCTTGGCGCCCATCTCAAGCGGATCAAGGACGAGCTGAACCGCAAGCTGTTCCGGACCGAACGTTTCTACGTTGAACACAACGTCGACGGATTCATGGCTGGCGACTCCAAGGCGCAGGCTGAGTACTTCAGCAAGGCGCTCGGTGGACCAGGTGCCCAAGGCTGGATGTACGTCAACGAGGTGCGGCGCCTCAAGAACCTGCCGTCGATCCCGGGCGGCGACACGCTGTATTTGCCGACCACGCCGGCCAAACCCACCGATAGCAAGAAAGACCCCGACAGGACTGATGACGATGACGATCCCGAAGCTTCTGCAGCTCGCACGTAACAACGCGTCGGCCGCCAAGCCGCTGCGTGCCGAGGCCAGCGATGGCGTGGCCACCATCTATCTGCACGGCGTGATCGGCGGCTGGTGGGGCGATATCGACGAAACGCGCTTCGTTCAGGAGCTGGCAGCGCTCGACGTCGACACCATCCACCTGCGCATCGATTCCCCCGGCGGCGACGTGTTCGCGGCTCGCTCGATGATGACCGCGATTGCCCAGCACAAGGCAAAGGTGGTCGCCCACGTTGATGGGCTGGCGGCATCGGCGGCCACGGGTGTATGCATGGCATGCGATGAGGTGGAGATCACCCAGGGTGCCGGCTTCATGATCCACAACGCGTGGACCATCGCCATCGGCAACAAGGCTGAGATGGCGAAGACTGGCGAGCTGCTGGGCAAGATCGACACGGGCCTGGCCGGGGACTACACGCGCAGGTCGGGACAGACCGCCGAGCAGGTCGTGCAGTGGATGGATGCCGAAACCTGGTTCACGGCAGACGAGGCCGTTGCAAACGGCTTCGCCGACAAGGTCGTCGAGGTCGTGGGCAAGAAGGCCGCGGCCAACAGCTGGGACCTGTCGGCCTACAACAACGCCCCGGCCGCCTTGGCCAAGCCCAAGAACACCGCGCGCGATGACGACGCTGCCATCGCCGCCCACCGTACCGGGCTTGATCGGCGCCTCGCGCTGCTCGAGCGCGTGCCTGCGTAAGCGACTCCCGCCCGCAGTTCATCAGCCGCCGTGAGGCGGTTTTTTTTCGCCCAAAGGAAACAGACCGATGACTTTCAGCATTCAGGCCGAGCGGGAGCGCCGCAACGCGCTGGCAAAGGACACCCGCAATCTGCTGGACACCAGCACCGGCGACGGCAACGCCTGGACCCCGGAGAACCAGGCCAAGTACGACGCAAACATCGCCGATATCGAGCGCATCGACGCCGCCATCGAGCGTCACCAGAAGGTCATGGACCTGACGGCGGAGAACCACCTGCGCGATGCCGGCGTACGCGAACACCCGGCCCCGAACAACAGTGATCGCCCGCAGGATCGCAAGCTCTTCGACAAGTGGGCGCGCGGCGGCGACAAGGCGCTGACGGCCGAGGACTGGACCCAGATCAACGCCGCGATGAGCGGCAACCCGAATCTGAACCCGGAGCAGGGCGGTTACACCGTCCCCACCACCCTGGCGTCGCAGATCCTGGAAGCGCTGAAGGACTTCGGCGGCATGCGCCGTGTGGCCGACGTGTTCAGCACTGCCGGCGGCGAGCCGATGCAGTACCCGACCAGCGACGGCACCTCGGAAGAGGGCGAGATCGTCGCGGAGAACCAGTCGGCGACCGACGAAGACGTCGCGTTCGGTACGAAGGGGCTCACCGTCCACAAGTACAGCTCCAAGGTGGTCACCGTGCCGTGGGAGCTTCTGCAGGACACCAGCGCGGATATCGAAGGCTTCATCACCAACCGCCTTCAGACGCGCCTGGGCCGCGTCACCAACCGTCACTACACCACGGGCACCGGTGTTGGTCAGCCCATGGGTCTGATCACCGCCGCCAGCAACGGCCGGATCGGCCTGGTGTCGGCAATTCCGCAGATCCTGTACGACGATCTGATCGACCTGGAACACAGCGTCGATACCGCCTACCGGGCAAACGGCAAATGGATGTTCCACGACGACATGCTGAAGCTGGTGCGCAAGGTGAAGGACGACACCGGCCGCCCGATCTTCGTGCCGGGCTACGAGCAGGGCAATCCCGGCGGCGCCCCCGACCGCCTGCTCAACCGCGATATCGAGATCAACCAGCACATGGCCAGTCCCGCAGCCGGTGCGCGTTCCATCGCGTTCGGTGACTTCAGCTACTACAAGATCCGCGACGTGATGGCGGTGACGCTGTTCCGCTTCAACGACTCCGCCTATGTCAAGAAGGGGCAGGTGGGCTTCCTTGCCTGGATGCGCAGCGGCGGCAACCTGGTCGACGTCGGCGGCGCCGTCAAGACCTTCCAGCACGGCGCCGCGGCCTAACGGCCAGCGCGGTCCATCAGGGGGCGTCCATCGGGGCGCTCCCCTCTCACCAGGAACAGACCATGGCAAAGCAGAAACCGCAGCCGGCACCCATTGGCGAGCCCACGGCGGTCGCGCCGGGCGATGCACCGTCCGTGGAGCCGGCCACCGCACTTGACACCGCCGGCGAAGGTTCGTCCCTCGATCCCGGGGTAGCGTTGGTGGGGAACCCGCCAGACGTGGCGAACGGGGCCGCCGATGGCAGCGACCAGCCCGGCCCTTCGGCGGCGACGACCGATGCGCTGCCGGCACCGGAGGCACGCGAAACGGTGCGGGCGCTGGTGTTGAGCGACGGTCCATTCGGCCGCTGCGGTGATGTGCGCGAGTTCGACTCCGCACATGCCGCTGATATTGAGGCCGGCGGCTTCATCGACACCCACCCCAACGCGGTCGCGTTGGCAAAGGGGGGCTGATCCATGCTGCGTACGCGAATCCCAGCCACTGAAGAGCCGGTGTCGCTGGAGGAAGCGAAAGCGCACCTGGCAGTGATCCACGCCGCTGATGACTTGTTGATCGGTGCCATGATCGTGGCGGCTCGCGAAGTGGTGGAGCGCGCCACGGCCTACGCGCTGGTGGTGGCCAGCTATGAATGGACCCCCGTGGGCGACAGGTGCGCGCCCTTACCGATAGAGCCTGCGGCCGTGACCAGCGCCGCTGGTGATCGGCCGGTGCTGTTCGACACCGTGCCCGGCCCTGTGCCGGCACCGCTGCGCGCGGCGATTCTGCTGCTGGTGGGCGACCTGTATGCGAACCGGGAGGCCGGCATCACCGGCACCATCCATGTGGAGAACCCCACGGTGGATCGCCTGATGTTTCCCTACCGGCGGGTGGCACCGTGAGGCGGGCGGGCAAGTACCGGCACCGCATCACCCTCCAGGAATTCACCGTGTCGCGCGATCCGCTGGGCGGAGATACCAAAGCCTGGGTGGATTGGCACAAGGATGTGCCAGCTGAAGTCGTGCCACTGTCTGGGCGCGAGTTCACCGCGGCCAGCGCCGAGCATGGGCAGGTCACCGCCCGGATGGAAATTCCGTATCTGCCGGGCGTTCTGAACACGATGCGGGTGACCTTCGACGGGCAGGCGTACGCGATCCGGGCAGCGCTGCCGGACCCCACCGCCAGAAGCCACATCAACCTGATGGTGGATGCCGGGGTTTCCGATGGCTGAGCCAGTTGAAATCCGTGGCTTGGCGGGCCTGCTCGCTTCGCTGCGGGAGCTGCCCAAGGAAGTCAGGGGCAAGCCTCTGCAGGTCGGCATGCGAAAGGGCGGCAACCTGATCCGCGACGAGGCACGCCAGCGCGTCCCACGAGCGTCGGGCTTTTTGGCAACCCAGATCGTCGTGCGCCGGGCAAACGCGAAGAACCGTCGCAAGGCGGGTGTGGGCACAGACGGCGAGTACTACACGGTAGGCGTCCGCACCGGTAAGCGGGTCAAGTATGCCAACACGAAGCGCAACCGGCGGATGCGGCGTGCCGGCAAGCTCTACGAGCAGAGCGGGTGGGCGTACTACTGGCGCCACGTGGAGTTCGGCAGCAAGAAGATGGCCGCCCAGCCGTTCCTGACGCCGGCAGCGGAGGCCAGAGGGCCGCAGGCCGCGCAGGTCATCATCGACGAGACGGTGGCCGCCATGGACAAGCTGATGAAGGCAAGGGGGTGGAAATGATGGTGCCGTTGATCCAGTCGATTCTGGAGGCCAGCGCCCCGGTGCGCGCGCAGCTTGGCGATGATCCCATGCGGCTTTGGCCCAGGGTCGCGCCCGAGGGCGCTGGGCTCCCTTATGCAACTTGGGACGTTGTGGGCGGTGCACCTCTGCCGCAGCTCAACGACCCGCCGCCGGCCGATGGCTGGCGTGTCCGCCTTGTGGTCTGGGGTGGCAGCGCAACGGAGGCTAATGCCGCGGCGGTGGCCATCCGGACCGAGATCGAGCGATGCGGAAGCATCGAGTCCTACAACCCTTCGCCTGATGACGGCGACACCGGCGCCTTCGGCATTTCCTTCGACGTGCGGCTCCTGGCTATCCGGTAGCAACACACCACTGCAACCCAGCCGCCGGCGCAAGCCGGTTTTTTTGTGCCCGGCGACCGGGCCCCATCCGAGAGGTAAACCCCAATGAGCGTTATCAAGTCCAAGCATACCCAGCTGTTTATCGCTATCGCTGCGGCCGAGGTCATCAAGGTGACCCGCCTGCGTTCGGTCGGCTTCCCTGACGGCCAGGCGTCGGAAATCGACATTTCCGACTTCGATGATGACTGGGACCAGTTCGTTGCCGGCCGCAAGGCTACTGGCAGCACCACCATCGAGATCAACTACGACGCCACCGACCACGAGAAGATCGAGGCACTGCATACCAGTGGCGCCGTCGTCGACTTCCTGGTCACCGCGCCGAAGTCGGAAACCGCAGGCGTTGAAAAGCCCGTGGCTGTGGATGGCGTGATCACGCCGCCCACCGACGTGGTGTCCAAGCAGTTCAAGGGCTTCGTCCAGAATTTCGCGGTCCAGGTCGCCGACAACGATATCTGGAAGGCCACCATCACCATCCGCGGTTCCGGCGCGGTCACCACCCACCGCCCGGCGCCCTGATCGCATCAACGGCGCTCTCTCTTTCGGCCCGCCTCTGCGGGCCATCTCTTTGGTTGGGCGCGTGGGAAACCCCGCGTGTTAGCCGTGCGCGGCCTGCGCGCCCAGCCACCACTTCAGGAAACGGCCCATGAGCAAGACCAACGAAATCACGACCGACACCGTCGCCAGCCAGCAGAGCGTGCTGCAGGCGTTCACCAGCCTGGGCATGTTCGCGTCCAAAGACGTGCACGCCGATACCGTCACCCTCCCGAATGGCGATAAGGCACAGTTCTATGTGCGCGAACTGCCGGACGCCGAGTTCCGCAAGCTGTTCCAGGATGGCGACCGCGCCAAGCTGATCGCCTCCACAATCTGCGACGAGGACGGCAAGCCGGTCATGACCGACAAGCAGGCCGCTCAGCTGAAGCCGCTGGTAGCTGCCGAGTTGCAGCAGGTGGCGATGAAGCACTCCGGCTTTGGCGCGAAAGCCGCTGATGCCCAGGCCGAGGCGGGAAACGCCTAAGGCAGCGCGGCGAGGCCTGGTTCTGGCACGTCCTGGCCGGTCACCTGCACCGCACGGTGGCCGAGCTTCGGGCGACCATGTCGCGCCGCGAGTACCTGGAATGGTGGGAGTTCCACAAACGGAACCCCATCGATCCGGTCGCCCTGCACATCAAGCCTGCCGCCTTCGTTGCCTTCACCACCGCCGCGCACAGC